TTCGGTTCCCTTCTCGGGATCCTTGTCGCGGATGCCTTCTTCTAGGTCCTCTTCCTTGACACAGTTAGGAACTTGGCGACCATTCTTCATCTTGGTGCCTTTTGCCTTGTATCCGTCCCAGCAAGTAGAAGCGCCCACGTTCTTACGTGCCTGCTTCATGCTGCCTTCGGCAACTGCTTCTTCCTTACGGGTATCCTGACCATCAGCCTTGCCACCCTTGGCACGCTGAATAGCGTTATGAACGGCACCGGCGTGTTCTTTGGAACCGCTTTCTACTTTACCGTCGCCATCATAATCTTTCTTGGCTTTCTTTTCCTCTTCATAATAAGGACGACGGAAGTCCTCATATGCTTGGTTCCAGACGCTCATTTTCTATAGTGGACGATTGACTGTTATCTTTATTTAGCAGGAGTTGCGTCCTTTACCCAAGTTCTAAAGATTTTTTTGCTCTCGTCAAGGCAAATTAGATAGTTTGGTCCACGTCTAATGATCTTGCCAGACTTATCACCAGCAGTGATTGGGTCTCCTTCGTTAAAGATTTCACCTGACTTATACTGTTCTTCTAGTGAACGCTCCTCTACGGGGATGACGTTCATCATCACGTAGTTGTAGAGTTTGCCGTTCTGTTCTGTCGCTAGTTGTGCGATCTCTGTAGCGCGAGACTTGCGAACTACGATGTTGATTGCGTTGTATCCACTTTCGTAGATAGACTGAAGAACATCATAGATGGTCTCAGCGTTCTCGTCATCGATTACAGCGTCACCATATGCCTCTTTAATGCGTTCGATGTCAGCATCACGGGATGGGAAGATATAGAACTGACCACCAGCAGCAGACTCTTGTGCTGCTGCGATTACACTATCACCAATCTCGTCGTTGTCAAACTTGTCAAAGGCAACCGTTAGTGGTTCTTGTCTTGCTGCCTGGTCGAATTGTTGTCTTGCTCTGAACTGATCGACTTGTCTGAGTAGGGCATCAACATCGACGCCGCTAGCAGCAGCACTAGGTCTTTGGTCCTGATCTTTAGCAGTCGATTTAGCGGCGTTATCAGATTGATCAGCAGCAGTTTTATCAGCAGCATCTGCGTCTTTCTGGGCTTGGCGAGCATCATACATCTTCAGCTCACCTCTGACGGTCTTTGCCTTCAGAGTACCCTGCTTATCATACCAATCTCCGTGCCCGTCTCCTACCAGACCCATTCGCTTTGCCTGGGCGCTGGCGCGGGTTGTTCTTGCCTCGGCGATGAACTTCTCGAACTGCTTCACGTATCTTCTTATAATAGATTGATTGGTTCTGACGAATTAATGCAAGACCCAAGGTCTTCATATGCATATATTTAGCGTCTTCGTCAGCATATTGCTCCATATACTGATGGAAGAAGGCAGTAAACATCATGATTTCGTTTGCTTGCCTGTCAACCTTCTTCCTGGTCGCAGCGTACTCCCAGACAAGGTTATCAAAAAATTCTTCGATCATTATAATGGAAAATTAAATGGTAAGAATCCCAACTGTATAGCAAGAGGTCTTTGTGCTGCTAGTGGTGGGGTGGCATTAGAACAACCAACAGCGTCCCAACGCAAAGTTTCTAGCGCATCCTCATCATCTAGATTAAATCTAGACTTCCTAGGCGGTGTGTCCATCAATAGTGCTGTAGAAAATCTATAAGTTCCCTGAGATGTTGATCCTTTTGTGCGGATCCTCAGTTTCATACTAGCACCGGAGTTGAGAAACGGTGTTACGCCGAGATTGTGTAGGTTGTTAGGGTCCTGCATCAAAGAGTATAACCCATATCCACCGATTTGGATATAGTGAACGCCTTTTGAGGAGTAATAACTGGCAAATGCTCTGGCAAATCCAGATCCTTTAATAAATGAACTCTTATATGTCTCTAGATCGTATGATTTTTCTGCTGGAGGGACCTGTTTACTGGTCTTGTACTTAAAAAGATTGGGTCTTCCTTTCCAGACACGATTAATTTCATTGACAACGTTCATTTGATTGAGCAATCGTCTCATTTCGAGTGCTTCTGTGGTATTTTTACCAGAAAGAACCCAAGAACCACCGTTATGAGTTAAACTTGCCTGCCCATAGTCAGCACTAGGGTCAAGTTTGACCTCAATTTTTATCTTTTGACCTGTCTTAGGGTCAGATCCTGCCATATATTTGCCTGTCCACAACTCCAAGTCCGCTGCTGTGGAGTCAGCACCAGCAGGAGTAAAACCAGGTGGCACTAAACCAACGTCTTTGTACTGTGAGAACAGTTTATTCTCGTAAACAAATCCGAAGTTGAGTTTAGAACCCATCCTTCCCGATGCCCAGTCCTCATAGTCTGGATCATCACCATATAAACCAGCTGGATCAGGTACTACAGACATAAAAAAAGACCCTTACGGGTCTATTTATTTTCAGTTTTCTTCCTCTTTGTCTTTTTTATTAAATCCAAAGGGACCTTCTTTTTCTTCTAGAGCAAGTTTCAGTGCGACACCACCGACTGCTTCCATGACTCGTAGAATATCTTCTGCTTTAGCACCTTCACCAAGTTCTTTGGAGATGTACCAATACTTAGGCCAGAAGGTTTCGCCTGCCTTCTGATAATCCTCAAGTGTCAGAATTTTCATAGGTCACCCTCAGCGCGATTTTCAGAGTAATAAGCGTCAAATGTTCCAGCAGGATAACGCTTAGACAGTTTAGTGATGTTGCGGTCGAGCACCTCGTCCATGGAGATCTCAAGGGCAATACACGCTTGAGCAGCATACCACATCAGATCACCAAGTTCGATGATAAGGTGCTCTTTGTTGGCAGCGTCAAAGGGTTTGCCCTGGAAGATCATCTTTTTAACAATCTCAAGGAACTCACCACCCTCGGCATTGATGCCCACACCAGCAGTCAGGAGACGTTCGATGTTAGCACCTTTCTCATCCAGTTCTACCAGACGATCAGACAGGGCGAGGAAGTCAGTAGATGGTTCGGAAGTGACGCCATCAACGAACTTCTTATAAGATTCAAAACGGGACATAATCAGTAGAGCTCTTCTTCGGTTTCAGTGCGAATAGTACAGTCGGATTTGGGGTAGGTCACACATAGAAGTGCGAAACCTGCTTCCATTTGGTCGTCGTCAAGGAATGATTGATCCACTTGACTAATTTCTCCTGTTACAACCTTACCTGCACAGGATGAACAAGCGCCAGCACGGCAGGAATAAGGTAGATCGATGCCTGCTTCTTCAGCAGCATCTAGGATGTAAGTGTCCTCATCACACTCGAAGGATGTAGTGGTTCCGTCGGGTGTTTGTAGGGTTACGGTATGTGCCATTGTTAGAATTTGAACTCGCTAAACTTAGCTTTGGATGTTTCTGATTGTTCATAATTATACTGGTCATCGTCTCCTTTGTCAAGGATATCGTCCTGCGCTGTCTGCTCACAATCATACAGTCGCATCTTCGGACGGTCGATGCCTACGACAAACCGCTTGTTAAAAGTGGGGTCATTATATCTATTCTTTAACTGTTTTACCATAATCTGTCCGAGCGTCTCAAGCTCTTCGCTGCTAATAAGGGCAAACATAAGATCAGCAGTAGCAGGGAGACCAAAGGATTCAGAAGTATCAGTAAGGTTAGGATCAGAGCTAGCAAAACCACTACGAGTGGTTTGAGTAGCAGAAAAGATGGGGAGGTCGAATTCGACTGCCAACCCTCTGAGTTCCTCAGCAATCGACTTGATGTAATTATAAGAATTGACGTTAACCGCTGAGCGATACCTCGATGAAGCACAAATATTGAGGTAGTCAATAAAAATAATGTCAGGCTTAAATGACTTCTTAAGATGAAGTTCACTAAGGAGGGAACGGAAGTGTCCTGCATGAGCAGCACCCGTAGGATATTCCTTAATAATTAGTTTGCCTGTAGTCTTGCTGCTGAGGTTCTGAACCTTCTTGTAGAAAGTAGACTTAGGAAGTTCCGCAATCTCTTTGATATTAACATTGAGGAGGTTTGCGTCAATTCTTTCCGCAATCTTCTCTTCTGCCATTTCACATGTGATGTATAGAACGTTCTTTCCCTGGAGGAGAACGCTGGCAGCGACATGGCACATGAAAAGAGATTTACCGACACCAGTGCCAGCCAGTGCGATGTTAAGTGTTTTGTTAGAGACACCACCCGCAGTAATCTTATTGAACATTTCAAGATCAAAGGGGATCTTATTTTCTCTGCGGTTATAATACGCAAAGCGATTTTCGTAATCATCGATGTAATCGTGTCCAACGTGCTGGTCAAACCCAACTGCCAGAGCATCCTTGAGAATATCAGGGATGGCGTCAGGACCTTTCTTGTCGTCCTGCCCGTCGGCAATCTGGATGCTCGCCATCAGTGCCATGTAGATGGCACGTTCTTTACACCACTTCTCAGTGATGTCCTCTACCCATTCGCGTTCAGTCTCACTAGGTTCCAGACAATCAATCAGAGATTTGACAAGAACAAACTCTTCTTGTGTCAGGTCTGTTCTGTTCTCAGACTCAATGTAGAGAACTTCCTTTGTAGGGAGTCCATCATACGCACGGATATAACTACCAATCTCTTCGAATAAAATTCGATCGGTTCTTTCATCAAAGTACTCGGATTGTACGAAAGGAAGTACTTTCCGAGCATATACCTCATCATGTAGAAGATTCTTCAGAATCGTCAGAGGTATCCTCTCGTCCGCCATAGGTAAACTCCAATTTCGCGGCGGCATCAAGTTGCCGCATTACATCATCAGTAAAATACTTTTCGGGTTCACCAAGAACCGTTTTCTCATATACCTTCTTACCATCAGGCATCTTCAGGTAACTGCCTGCTTTCTCAAAGATACCATACTTGAGAGCAAGTTGTGGCAGACCATAGTAGTTGTCAAGTCCACGCTCATCGTAGAAGAGGCGGATCTCAACCTGCTGATTTTCTTTACTCAGACGCGACTTGTTAGTCTTAGCCTTGATAATGTTTCCAATGATTTCTTTTCCATCCTTCTCTTTGGACTTAGAAAGATGAATGATAGTGGATGCAGCGTACTTGAGTCCGCTACCTCCTCCCATCTCTTTTGTAGGAACGTAAGCACCGACAACATCGTAGGTATGGTTGGTGACGATCATCGGAACATCCGCCTTTGCCAACTTAGAAGTTAGGATGCGGAAGGTACCTTTGATCAGTTGACTCTTGGTCATGTCGCGAACTTGCTTGTCGTTCAGGGTGTCTTCTGTCTCCTTAGTGGTAGACATCATACCCAGACTATCAAGCACGAACATCATTGGTCGCCTGTCTTCTACAGGCTCCTTCATATAGTTATCAAGAATCTTATATGCCTGGTGTCTAAACTCTTCAACTGTCGCAACATCTACCTTGTAGAAGCGTCCAGTGATACCACGCGAGACCAGCAGATCTTTCTCAATAGCACCTTCTGTGTCAAAGTAAAAGACAGCACCCTTGGGGTTTTGTACTAGAAAGTTCTTTACTACTGCGGTTGCGAAGTACGTTTTACCAGTGGATGTTTCTCCAGCAATTGCTGTAATACGATTTCCTGACACACCACCAAAGATGCTGCCGCTAACCAGGGCATTAAAGATATAAGAACCGGTGTCAACAAAAGTTTCATGTTCTTTAATGTTGTCAACGTGAGTAATATAATCTTCGCCAACTTCTTTGGCGATCTTGTCGAAAAAATCCATCAAATTCCTAGTAGTTTACGTTGTCTCTCAAAGTATCCATGAAGGATCCAAGAGCTGCTATTCAACTTGTCGGTACCGCCCACACCCCACTCAAAGATAACTCGATCATTATCCTTAAAGCGATCTAGTTCTGGAGTATTGTCCTTGCCACGATCGCCACCGTTACAGAATACCACTTGATCAGAGATTTGTAAACACTTCTCAATGGCACCACAGGCACTGTCGTCAGCATCATCCCAAGAGATGACACCATCGACCATGTTCAGGTGGCGTACAATGTCAGCACGTTCTGTCCAGCACTGGAAATACTGACCTTTCTTACGCTTCAACCAAGGATCGCCGTTCAATCCTACGATCAGGTTGTTGGTAAGATCCTTAGCACGTTTAAAGTATGAAATATGTCCACTGTGGA